CTATTGACATTACTACTTTACCACCTTAACGGGATTTTTTACTTTCCTCGGTTTATCTTTCCGGTTATGCCTTTCACTGAGTTTAATATTGTGTCTCTTTGACATATTTACCCCCTTTATATTCGGTATGTTCAGAAGATTAGCCGGTGCCATAGTCTTGATTTACTTCTTGGGTTTTGAGCCTATTTCCACTGCGTTGACTGTTACCTGGTAACGCTTCCCCCCATTGTCAACCTTGAAAGCTCCATTGTAACCTCTTGAGCCAGTGGAGAATGTTTTTGCTTGTAGCTCAACTGTTGTCAAGGTCTCGCCCAGTTCGCTTTTGATCGCCACTTTCATGGTCCTTACCTCCATAGTATAGATTTCGGTTGTAAAGTGCCTGGCTATCAGCTTCTAACTTCTGGAGATCCGGTATTAAGTTCTTTAGGCGCCGGCATACACTTTCCAATTCGCCAATTAGCCTTGCCACTTTACGAGTAGTCGGGGACATTGTCCTTAGTGTTCTTTTCCTATATGCCATAAACTACACCTCTCTATTGCTATGGCATCGGCCGGTTATATTCTATTATTAAAGTACTTATAATGTTATTATTTTAGCACTATGTTAATTATTTGTCAATACCCTCTAATATATTCTTATTAGAATATTTATAGCATATATGCTAATAATAAAAAATTAAAGCTTCCGGCTAGTAGTAATTTATTTTAAAATTTCTAAAATTTTTTGGCATTGGATCTTGATTTGATATTTTATATCATCTGGCATCTGAGCAAGAAGCTTGCTATCTATAAGCTCGATCCTGGCATCTTTGCTTGCTCTCCCTCTAGGCACTAGCCTTTCAAGCCTCCACAATGGAGCAAGCTCCAGGTTCATCTTATCAAACCTAACTTCCCTAACTTCACCAGTCCTTTGACTAACACCGTATTTCACCGGCCTGATCCATCCGCACATCGGGCACTGTAACCGCTCTACTGTAAACCCTTCCCCGGCATTTGGTGTTACCGCGTCCTTATAACTTTTAGCCATATTGCCTCCTTTTGGCTGCCTCAATGTTGACAAAAATTAAACAAGTGTACTATCATCTGTAGTACTCATCTCTTCCCGATCAAGTAATAGCTATCAAGAACTTCCTTTAATTTAGTTTTGTCATCACAGTATTTGCAGCATAAATAAGCTATCCGTTGCGCAGAGTCATCAGACTTGATTTCCTCTACCATTTTACCATTATAGTATAAGAGTATATTGTTACCTTCAAGTACAAGGCGGAACTTCAACCTTAAAATTGCTGGTGGTAAGGTGCTAGTGAGATCTACCTTTCTACTTTTTGGCTTTTCTACATGATCGACTTCAGCATCGGCTAATTTACTTGGTGATTTAGACACATCTTCTCCTAAAAAACTACATTACTAACTGCCTGTTAATGGTATTGGTCAAGTCTTTCTTTTTAGTGTCAGATTTTACAGTCCTATTGCGGTTGTTTGAGCGTTTTTTTTGAAATTCTATTAACCCCTTGCCCCTCTTGGCCCGCGCATCAGTTGATAATTTTAACGGTGCCCGGGGTGGCTTAATTCTCTTCTTCGATATTTCATACTCTCGACCACCATACCCGTTGTCCATAACAGGTTTTAGGCCAAGCCTTTTTTCCAAATGCTTTTGCCATACCTTATTATACGTAAAAATACTTGCCATAGGTTCAGCCTCATTCCAATTGATTATCGTTTCCTTCTCATAATTGCTCAACCTTTCTTTTGCCATATCACCTCCTTTCAGTTGATATGCTGATTTTTCTCATAATCTCCTAACCGCTATAACATCCTCATACTCAATCTGTTTCACCTGCGGATATTTTTGGTGGTATATAATCCGCCAGAACGATTGGGATGGTAACTTCCGGTAAAATCTCTCCTTGAACTCAAAGCCAGCTTGCTCACATAGCTTAATCGTGTCCAAGTCTAATCTAACTACCTGCTTATTGCGGATGAAATTCTTGAGAACCAGTATCATTAAGCCGTTGGGTTTGAGAACCTTATGACATTGTTGATAAATTTGGAGCATAGCCTGGAGATAGGTTTCACCCTTGAGGTTACCAATATTGTCTACCTCAACTGAATATTTACCCTCAAAATACCCCTTAGCTGCCTTGTTCCCTTCACTTGTAAATACATCTGGCCTCTGCATCTTAGCCAATCCCTTTTCTACACGCCTTTTTTGCCTCTCAATATTCATATTCTCGGCGCTGTAAACCCGCCCAGCCAAGTTCGGATCCATATAATGTCCATATTTTGCTATACCCCCACCAGACATAGCCTCCTCATAAGGTGGGCTGGTAACAATGCTATCTATTGAACCATAGGGAAGATTGCCTATATTCTTATTATTGGGGCTATAGCCTTCACCAATGCTTGGATGACTTCCCCTCCCAAACCTCGCAGAAGTAGGGTCTTTAGCCAATCTTTCCCAAAAAGGACTTCGGCTGGGTCCGCTTGCCCCTGTTTCGGCATAAGGTGGTGAAGTAACAATCGCATCAGCCAACAAGCCTTCTAAGTTCCTGGCATCGCCCTGTATTATCTGGCAAGTTCCCATCTCGTATCCTAGTTGTGGCTTCATTCTGACTATCTGCCAATTTTGGTAGCACATATCACAAAACTTATCCTCTAATTCAACCAACACCACATCCCGACCTATCGTGCAAGCCAGCATTTGGGTCCCCATCCCTGCCATTGGGTCTAAAATCACATCGCCTGGCTTGGTATAGCGCTCTGTTATCCACAGGCATAATTGAGCATCCATCTTAGCAGGATGAGCAAAGCTATCAGGGATAAAGAAGTCTTTGCGAAATGCAGTATCTCTTTTGAATTTTATTACTTCAATCTGCTTCATTTCGTTAGCTCCATTACTTTCCTGGCAATACCTTCGCGCTGCTATTTCACACTTCTAGGTTCCCAAAAAGTTGTATTCTTTCAAGTTTAGCCATATCAAATAATTCCAATTGCCCTTTTTCCTGTGGTGTTCGTAGGTCTACTTCTTCCAAAGGGAAACATGAACTATGTAAATAGCATTGACCCTCAAACCTACCATAGTTCCGCCTTATATGCTCATCTATTAGAATTGCGGATTGCCATTCCCTTTTCGATGCTTTAATTGAGCGCCATTCAGTATTACGATGGAATGGACATCCTATGCAAGATGATTTAGGGACAGCTAGCCCATTATAATTTTGTTGGAGCCACAACTTACATTGAGTCCTGTTTATTGGCTTCATTTGCAATAAGGGAAATTTATTTATTACCAGCTTATCTCGGCTAATATTTGCTCGTGATACCTCATCTGTGCTAATCCCAATCCAAAGTTCTATTGCCCCCAACGGAATATGTTGCCTTGGTTTTATTCCAAGTAGTTTTCGCAATTCCCTTGATATTGGAATCAACTTGTAGTCAGTTGTGCATTGCCGCTTCGCTAGTCCCTTCTTACCCCTTTTATCTACCACGTGAAATGGAATTGATATATACCGATTATTCCCCTTACCACTAATTCGCTTGCCTTCTAACATATCATCCTTAATATTCCCTGAAGATACTTTTATAATTGGTATCCCTGCTTTTTGAGCTTCCTGCTCGAGCCACTCTAAATGTTTATAAGTAGCTTGGGATTCCCAACCAGTATCAGCAAAAATAGCAAAGTCGGGTTTTGGCAGTTCACCCTTACAAGCCATAAGCAATATAGTTGAACTTTGCACACCTGCTCCTAATGATAAGGCCGTCAATTTATATGCCATATTCTTTTCATAATCTCCTAAACGCTATAACATCCTCATACTCGATTTGCTTCACCTGCGGATATTTTTGGTGATATATAATCCTCCAGAATGATTGAGATGGTAACTTCCTGTAAAATCTCTCCATAAACTCAAAACCCGCTTGCTCACATAGTTTAATCGTGTCCAAATCCAAAGGGACTATCTGCTTATTGCGGATGAAGTTCTTTAAGACTAGAATCATTAAGCCTTCGGGCTTTAATACTATATGGCATTGTTGATAGACTTGTAGCATAGCCTGGAGATAGGTTTCTCCCTTTAAGTTGCCGATATTATCCTTACTATGACTATACCTTGGATTAACAACCATAGAACCCTTAGTTAAAGCTCTAGCTGTCTCCTTAGAGATTAAGCCCTTATCTATTTTAGCTTGTAATCTCTCACCGCTTTTATCTATACCCCCTTCACAAAATCCCTCATATGGTGGGCTGGTAACAATACTATCTATTGAACCATAGGGAAGGTTGCCTATATTACTCTGGTCTCTCTGTGTGTACCAGCTATCAGGCGACTCATCGGTATAGGGAATCATGCCAGCCCGGGAGCCTCTCATCCCCCCATCCATTCTGTTTGTGTATGGCGGGCTCGTTACTACACAATCAGCTAGCAAGCCTTCTAAGTTTCTGGCATCGCCCTGAATTATCTGGCAAGTTCCCATCTCATATCCAAGCTGTGGCTTCATCTTCACTATCTGCCAATTTTGATAGCACATATTACAAAACTTATCCTCTAGCTCGACTAAAACTACATCCCGACCTATCGTGCAAGCCAGCATTTGAGTTCCCATTCCTGCCATTGGGTCTAAAATCACATCGCCTGGCTTGGTATAGCGCTCTGTTATCCACAGGCATAATTGAGCATCCATTTTGGCGGGATGAGCAAAGCTATCAGGGATAAAGAAATCCTTGCGAAACTGTGTATCCCTTCTGAATTTTATTACTTCAATCATATAAATCCTTTAGCTTCCGCTCTATCTCCAGGAATATAGGCCACCGCTTAGTAAAGTCGTAAAAGTTATAGCCCAGTTCCTCAGCTAATTTCTCAAGTGATATTTCGCTATCAAGCCATTTAGCCATAAAACCCAGTATTTTACCCGTCATCAACCAGTCTATCTGCTTCACTTCGTTAGCTCCATTGTCTTCCTATACTCCAAACTCCGTGTCCCATTTTATTATCGTATCTACTATCTCGGCATATCTCTTTCTACTTATATATTTATTATTCCCCTGTAACTCACGAAGCGATTCAAGTGCTTCGTCATCATGCCCCCCATATTTGCCAACTACAAACTCCCCCAACTCGTTCCGCTTTATCAATGACCTATTGGCTATAAGGGCAAAAATGCTGAATAGCGAAGCCATATCTCTTTGAAACTCACCGAGTTTGCTTAAAAGATGTTCCCTTTCCTGCCGTAGTTCTTTATCTAAAGTTGCTTCCTCTAGACTAGCCTTCACGACTTCAACAGTGGGTTCAATGAAATACCTATTTACTCCTCTGCTCTTTAGAAATATGTTCACAGCTTCCTGAAAGGCTAATGCTGTTCTGTGCCCCTCATCGCTCTGTAACAACTCCTGCTTGTCACGATTAGCGGCTGCCAAGATCTCTTTATGGGCAGCCCTCATAAAAGCAGCCAGCAGGGAATCATCCAAAGTGGGGTTATCATTCCTGCGACAATGCCTCTTGATAACTAATTTATCTCCCCACGGTTGCATCAATCCCACTCCATCTGGTAATTCGCCAATCTGCACAATGTCTTTAGGTGCTACGAACCAGAATTCGTGGAAGCAGTTTTTAACCCACTGATGCTTTTGTGCGTTTTGTAATTCATGAATAAAATCAGACCTGGCCACTTTTATTTCAAACGCCGACCTAGTAATCCCCTTAGATGGCCACAAACTAAAAACAGCAACATCAATCCACCGAGTCTGGTATGAACCAGTGGCATCAGGAACTTGCTCTAGCACTATATGGGCATCACCCTCGTATCTCTTGCGAATTAACCTGACCAAATCCTCTGCTTTCACTTCGTTAGCTCCAAAATCGCAATAGCGGATGCTTAGCAAAAATATCTTTATCGCCTTCGGCCTCTAAAGTTACCACTTTCGTTCCCTCTAACCCAATGAATGAACTGGCATGGTATCGCGCATCCATCGCCAAGTCCCCTTCTGAACCACCCTTCCACCTAAGAAATTGGTGAACGCTAAAGGGATCCAAGTCTGAAGTATGCAGTACGCTCAAGACAGTGCGCCTAATACTATGCCAACCCAACCGATATTGCTTCAATTTCTCTAAACCACCGGAATTATTCACAATCCGCCAAAACACCTGAGCCATCCCTGTAAGGCTATAAATCTCATTGAAGTCGTGGGCCTCTAGGTAAGTATGGATCTCCGGTGGGACCAAATGGTATCTTTCTCGCCCATGCTTAAGAGTAGCAACAAATAGTGTATTATTAACAAGGTCAACATCACCAGCTTTAAGGTTCGCCATTTCCTGGCGTCTGAGCCCATAGATAGTAGAAAGAGCCAAAAAAGCAGATTCATCACTATGTAGTTTCCCACTCTTTGCTGCATTGACCATAATTTTTATGAGCTCGGGGTCCAGCGCCGGCTTATTTTCATCTCTCTGCCCTATCTGGGGTGCTTCACCCCGCCTGAATGGCCACTCAACCCCATTAACCACAAACAGCCTGCGGACTATACGGAAGGCAAAGCTCCTAGTACCAGTCGATTTATTATTCCCTTTCAGCCTCTCCATATATTTGGTAACGGATTCCCTGTCCATGCCGTTAGCATGATCAAGAAAGTCCCCGGCATAGCTCAAGTAATGACTTTTATTTTTACTCATAACTAGGTTTGAAGAATATTTCTCTAAAAGTTCAGCTTTATCCATTTAACCGCCTTTAGGAATTACCTCCATAGCTCCTCTATTATTAGCATACCAAATGCAATTGTAAGGGCACCAGCAACTACCCCCAGCAGACTAGACACAAAGCAGCTGGGAAGATACCCATACGTTAGATATCCAACAATAATACTGTTTACAACTGCAACTACTACTAAGGTAACCCATTTTCTATTCATTTTCTATTCTCGAAGGAATGTTTTAATCCTTGAATCATTAAGTTCAATTCCTCAGTTCTGAATAAACCGTTTGCAAGCCCATACATAACATCAAATTCCCCCTTTGGGAAATCACCGTAGATATACAATCCCTTACCTTGCCCTACGGCATAGCCAGCTTCTAAATGCGAGCTCCTACCACAAGGCATAAGCATCACAACGGCATCAGCCCAATCTAGCCACTTCCTATCTTCCTTAAAGGCGCGCTGTGTTCTATAGTCCGCAAGCATCTCAATAGCATCGTAATATTTCAAGTCATCTTCGTTATCAACTAACTCCGACCAGTGGAATGAATACCTGCTATCCGAGGCACGGCAAAATGCGTCAACCTCAAATCCTTCTTGCTCTAGCCTCTTGGCTAGTAGCAAAACACGCTCTTGGTTCTTCCAGCTAGAGGCTATGTATATCTTCATCCTGGCATTTCCTGCCTTAATTTAGCCTTATCGCTTTCCCAGAACACATCATCCATTAAAGCATCAGGAACAAGTAAGTCTCTTAAATTATTTTTAAGGAACACAGGTATTCCAGCCTTATCAGCAGCCTTGACTATCTCCTCTACCCAGGAAATCTCAGGCGGTTTATAAGGCTTTGTTTGAGCACCGATGATTACCCAATCAAGATATTTAACAATTTGCTCGGTTGTATATTTTACTGATGTAGACCAATCTAGCAGAGGTTCAAATGACATATACTTCACTTCCGCATCTACCTGCTGTAACCATTTACTTCCTATCCAAGCCATACTAGCATTAGCAGCCGTAACTCCCACCCAGCAATTATCTGGAAAGGGACTGAACTTGATTAGGTTCTGTGGCTGCTTGGTGAGGAGATAGAAGCGGTGCTTGGGACTATTCCTTATTACCCAAAATATATTTTCTTGCCACTCTCTGGGTATCCAACCCCCAAATAGCTCTCCCATATCACAAACGAAAATGCCTTTGGCACTTTGCCTATGTGTTACTAACCTATTGCTTCCCCATCGGCTTTGCTTGGTTAATGGTTCTGTGACTTTTTCAGGCCAGAAGCGGGGATAGAAGGGGGCATCATAACGGCTATCTACTTCCCAACCATTCCCCTTGTGGAGCCACCCTTCTTGCAAAGGAGCTACATTTCGGTTAGCCAAATACCTCTGCTTCAGCCGCCCATTAGCCAGCTTCCTTGCGTAGCAGTAAGGGCAATTATTTAAGCAGCCAGTTATAGGGTTGAACGTATAACCTTGGCTACCATCTGGATTCTTTACCCATTCAATCTTTGTTTTGTTCATTTCGTTACCTCCTTATTCTTCAGGCTGGCTAGTAGCCCTTACCTTTCAGTATTTTAATTACTACTCATTTGTTGTTAGCCCTTTTGTTACCTCCAGGGTAGCCAGCCCTGCTTGCCTGAGCCTACGTTCCTGTCTCCTGAGATTATGTAAGAGACCTTGAATCTACTCTGGAACTAACCCTCTGCCGAAGGTTCTCGGCTCAGGTTCTTGCCAGCTTATTTTCACCGCAGCCTCCTCATATAGCACACTATCCAGTGTCACTGCGTAACTGGCAAGCATTATTTAATTTTTAAGGTTCCCTCTTTATGATTTTCCCGAAGTTCTGCCGTACAAACTCATCATTGCACCGTTCAATACTTAATCCCCATCTTATCCATTTAGCCAGTTCCTTCGCTAAATCCTTTCGGGGTATTTGGGGACTAGCAACACACGTAAATTTGCCATTTGGTTCAATCCCCATATAATTCAGTGCCTTTACTTCTGACATCTTTTTATCCTCAGTGCTTATCATTTTCAACATCCTCCAGCTTGATTATTTTCTTGCCGCTATCCCCTACAATCTCAAAAACCAATTCCCCTTTAGAGATATAGGCGGTGGCATTTCGGGTATGTAAATCCTTCGCTGCCTGCCGAACAGCTTGCAATGCTTTTGCGGATACAACTATTTTTGCCATATTTACTCTTCTCCAGTTGAGTATGTACGTCCACTCGTAATGGTCATGGTTATCTGATTTTTCTGATTTTTAGGTAAAATCTCTAAATGGCCCAATACCCCAAAGCTGTAAGCGTTAACACGGCGGCATATCGTCATATCCCCATCATCATTCAATCCCAAGACAGCTTCTATGAATGTCTCATCCAATATGCCCTCTGGCTCAATCTGTAAACTAAATCTGGTTATTTTTAACTTCATTTAATCTCCTTACTTGAATTCTGCTATGTCTTTCGGTAGCATTATTCCTTATGTCTTCTACTCTCTCTTGTTCAATAGCCCGTTTTACCCTTTCCTGCTCAGGACACCTAATTGTTATTCTTTCACCTTGTCTCACTAGCAGCTTTACCATCCTTACTTAAATTCTGCTATAATGTCCTTGAGGGATTTGTTCCCCCAGGATTTGGCCGCAAGCTGTAGGATTCTGAAAACTACCCTAGCTTGCCCGGTCATCCTAATTACCAACATTCCATCCTCCATGTGGGGAGAGGTGATATCTCTCCCCATGTTTTATTTTTAACTATCCAAGCTCGACCCTGCTTGGCGCAATCTAAACAACCTCTTAAGCCCTGCTAAATCGCCAGTTGGATAACCTGTTCTCCTATCTTTTATTTTTTGCTCAGAGGATCGTTGATGCCGTCTTTGAGCTAATGTTTTCGGGGGCCTGCCTCCCTTCAAACCTATCTCCCGGTAATGTTCGATGCCATATCGTAGGAATGTGGTTAACCCGCCTAATCGGCCAGCGCTCTGTCGTTTTTCGTGGATAGTGGGAAGGGGAAGGTCGATGTTCCCCTTCCCTGGAAAGGAGGAAGAAAATTTACCTGAAGCCGGGTTGTTATTAATATCCGTCACCTTAGAACCTCTTTTATAATTGCTAATATGTCTATGTTGGAATCCTTAGCATCAGCAGCATGAGCAGCAGCATAAGCAGCATACGCATCATCATCAGCAGCAGCAGCAGCAGCATACGCAGCAGCATGAGCAGCATAAGCATGAGCAGCATAAGCATGAGCAGCATAAGCAGCATACGCATCATCATCAGCAGCATACGCATCATCATCAGCAGCAGCATGAGCAGCATAAGCAGCATAAGCAGCATCACGGGAACGGTCTGTACCATCTAGCCAACTTTGCCCCCACTTAACAAATGCCGGCTCTGCATAAACACGGAGAGCGCACTTAATGGCTATCGCAACCCTCTGCTCTGTAGATATTTCTGGTAGGGGAACTTTTTTAATGGAGATGAACTCTTTGCAGCCTATTTTGCACCCATCACTGATTGTCTTCCCCTTTACTTTCCCCTCCCAACACTGGGGATTTTTAAAATCCCCATGAATAGCATTAAAGAAACTAGCCATTTCTGGCTCTGCATAAACGTGGATGCAGGTATTTGTGCAAAGAATCATCTTGCCTTTATTCGCACGATGCGTGATATTCTCCGCCCATTGTGTTGCTCCCCGAGTTTGTCCCTTATCATCAGTTAGTTTATAGTGATATTTACTCATTTATTCTTAACCCTCCAGAATTTGGGCAGTATTTTCAGAATCTTGATAGCCTTTATTTCATCAGTCATTTTCTTTCCATTCCTGTAAGAATAGTTTACCACCCACTTAACTATTTGTCAAGCCTATTACCAGCACATAACAGACTTGACAAGTATTTATCATAGTGCTAATATTAGCATAAAAGCTTATGGAGGGGCAAAAATGCCAAAAATAATAAAGGTTCCGGACAATAAAAATTGCCATCCTTACTGGCCCGACTGGTTAAGGCTAAGCGGATATACCGGCGACCTAGAAATCTATGAGGGGGTTTGTTCTTTAGTTATACCCCGCCCTAAAAGTTCAAGTAAGGATGTGGCAAGAGACCTGAAAATATTATCTCAGCAATTTGAGTATAAAGGGGACATAGAAAATAGAGTTGAGAAGATCGAGGTGACCAATGGCTGAAATAAAAGTAGAGAAGTCTCCTGCCATCCAAAAAGGGAGACCTGGTTCAGTCCATCTCCTACTAATCGGGGATGATGGCGAAACCAAAGCCACTGTGATGGTCTACCCCAAATTTGAGAAACCCCCCTTCACAGACACCTTCATTGTGAGAATCAACAAGGGGAGTCCACTCTTCCCAGATGTAGATGTGAGATTAACTCTATAAGGAGGATGCGAAGTGAAATCAGGAGAGCTATGAGGTGTAGTAATGGATTTATTCATCAAGATAGATACCGGAACAGATAACAGCTATAGGTGGATAATAAACCCACTTTTTCTCCTGCTAGTTAATTGGGCAATGGCAAATGTTGAGGCTGTGTCTGCCCTTTTTGGTATAACAAAGCGCCCCAGAGTAGAGCGCTAAGGAGTAGGTAAAATTATGAGGGATTGGTTATGTAAATTGCTATGTGGTAAATGGTGTGATATACAACTTACAGAGACATGGAAAAAGACATGGAAGGTAGCATATAAAATAGGTTATGAGGATGGGAAGGCTGGAAGAGAACCGATGCCGCCTCCACCAACGCGGGGATGCAAAGTGGAATCAGGAGAACAAGTGTTTCCGCTTCTATTGAAAGAAATTCAGGAGTTGCTCCACATTGGCTTGAGACCGGTTGGTGTCCCTAATGAGATAATTGGAGATATTATGGGAGCTTATTTACTAATACCAACTAGAGGTAGCAAGTGGTGGCAAATTGATGACTCTAAATGGGATGGTAGCTATATCCCACTCATACTTTATAAGGGAAATCGGGCTTGTATTCTGGTTTGCTATGGGAAAGAGGAACTGTGGCAAAGGGAATTAGCAGACAAGTTAACTGAGATTTTAGGTATGGATGTAACTGCAAGGGGAGATTAATGGACCTGCTAAGTGAACTCATTAAAGCTGGTTTAAGATACCTTTCAACAGAAGAAGGTGCAAGGTTAATCACGCAGACGATCATGCAAACGGCAAGGTATCAGACATGCCCTAAGTGCTTACGGCCAGTAAATAGTAGTTCTGAATTTTGCCCGTATTGTGGTGGAAGATTATGGAGAAACTAAGACTCAGGCCGGGAAGGAGTCGCCGCCTACGTCGTAGGCAAAGGCTAAACTATTCTAAAAGGAATGAAAGGGGAAACACCAGGGAGAAAGAAATGACAGCTAAAAAAGGTAAGGAATTAAGCCCGCGGGAGAGAGAGGTACATAGCCTCTTAGCCACAGGTTGCAGCAATAAGGAAATCGCCAAGGCTTTATATATCACAGATCAAACGGTTAGGAACCATATTAGGTTTATCTTCCTTAAGCTAGGAGTTGACAACAGAACTCGCGCTGCTCTTATGTACTACCAAATTCCCTTGATTAAAATGAGTGAGAAATGAATGGACAATAAGCATAGGTACCGCGCCGTGTTAGAGCACAAAGATCCCACCCTCGCCGCTCTTGAGAAGCGACAGGGAACTATACATGAGGATTACACCTACACCTTCTCCTGGGAGCAAGCCAAACGGTTCATAAAAAATAAGAACCCAAACTACAATATAGTGCTTTTGGTAGAGGATTAGCGAGCCGTGCCTAACCAAATTGATTATACAGGTTTTCTAGGAACCGTTTTAACCAAGGAAGGTTTTACCTTGGCAGAATGTGGTCATGTACTCTCCTTAAAGAGGAGAGGGTGCGTCGTTAAAACTTGGCCGGAGCAAAAGGTCACAGTGGCAACAATAAAGCGTTATGCACAAGAAGTATTGACAAAAAAATAGCGGAGTCATATACTATATACATGCTCCCAAAAAAACCTGTCACAACCATCACGATAGAGACGAGCTCGGTTCTTAATCTGGGCGATGCAGTTAAGTATCTCCATATAACACCGCGGACCATGTTCCGCTGGATTAACAAAGGCAAGGTTCGCCCTATCCGAATCGGCGGACATTTATTATTCTCTATAGAGGAACTTAAGTTACTAAACTTGCAGCAAAAGAAAGACCTAAAGAAACGACACTGACCTTTAATCCCTCCCTCGTTAAAATAGATTAGGCGGGATGTGTGTGAAATCGATGTTGGGCAAAAAGGGTGCGAGCCATGTCTAGCAAAAATGGTTTTATTTATCTATATAAAAAGGCACTGTCCCTGAATTACAGTTCGCCTTTGTTTGGATTTTTTACAAGATGCCTACTGTTAGCAAACCACTCTAAGGGAAAAGAACCAGGGGTTGTTAATATATCCACCAGGGAACTGAGCAATATAGCACACCTCAGCCGGCCAACAATTATCACTTATTTAAAGGAACTTAAAAATGATGGAACTATTAAGCTACTTTCCACAGGCACCCGCCGGACTAAATTTTACTTTATTAACTATGTCCAATATCAGACACAAAGGCAAACTGGTCAAAACGAGATACCAGTTCAGGGCCAAACTGGTAAAAACGAGATACCAGTTCAGGGCCAAACTGGTCAAAACGAGATACCAGTTATACAAACTGGTAAAAACGAGATACCAGTTATACAAACTGGTCAAAACGAGATACCAGTTCAGGGCCAAACTGGTCAAAACGAGATACCAGTTCAGCTAGGGGATAAAAACCAAAAAAACGCCCAAAATTTAACAAAAATGCAAACTGGTAAAAACGAGATACCAAAACTGGTAAAAACGAGATACCAAACTGGTAAAAACGAGATACCAAACTGGTCAAAACGAGATACCAGTGCTAAAGCTAAATCAAAGCTAGGAAGTAATAGTAAATTAAGTAATATAAGTAAGAGTAGGGGGGACTTCTCTACTTTTGAAGAAAATTTATTTAATATTCTTTTAACCTGTAAGGCCATTAAAGGCGGTGATGCCTATAAACTACCTGAGTTAATAAAAGACTATCCTTGTGTTAATTACGGACTGGAGTTTAAGAAATTTGTGGAATGGTGGCCTGGTCCTAAGAAAAGGAGAAAGCCATGGGCAGTTTTACGAAACTGGTTAGAGAGATCACAGAAGGAAGTTATTAAACCAGAGTTAAAGGATTCAGGTTTTTACAAACCACTGTAGGAGATTGACTGATGGCTGAAGAAAAACTACCCCCTCACAATATTGAAGCAGAGGAATCGTTACTGGGTGCTATCCTGCTTGATAGTAACCAGATGAGCCGCATTGACCTAGAAACAGTTGATTTCTTTGAGGAAAATCACCAGGCTATTTACCATGCTATGCTCAATCTCTATAAACTTGGTGGTGGGATTGACCAAGTGACTGTTGCGCATGAGATAATGCGTCTAGGCAAACTTGAGCAGGTTGGCGGAGCCGGATACCTAAGTCATTTAATTTCAGTTGTTCCTACATCACTGCACGCGCCGTATTATGCTAAAGTGCTAAGGGATTGTTCACTGAACCGCCAGTTGCTCGATGCTGCGGGGCAGATTGCTGCGATAGGTTATGCTAACGGAGATCCACTGGAGGGGTTATCTAAAAGCCAGACCACCCTGAGTAGCATTAGCAAACTTATATCGCGTGATGAACTGCTGACACCGCAAGATATAGCGGGGAGGGCGGATGTAAGATACGAGATGTTGAGAGACATCCAGCCAGGACTTTCTAGCGGCTTTGCCCCCTTGGATAATAAGATTGGTGGGCTTTCAGATGGCGATTACATTATCCTGGCAGGACGCCCAGGAATCGGCAAGAGCACCCTAGCTTTACAAATAGCAGAAAATATAGCAGTAAACCATAACGCACTCTTTATTTGTCTTGAAATGACCGCGGATGCTATAACTGATAAGCGTATCTCTTGGGTTATTGGGAAGTCTGTTAGCATTGTAAGAAGGGGGAATTACGGGGATGATTTGTTTGATGATATCACCTTTTCTGTAGGCAAACTTGCTGAGCGAAACCTATATCTCAGTCACGGGCCGGCTACAACACATTCCTTAAGACGGGTTATGGAGAGTATGAAGTTGAGCTATGGCTTAGATATTGCATTTATAGATTACCTTCAGCTTCTACGTGACAGGTTCGGGAATAACGCTAATGAGCGCATAGGTTTTATCAGTGGCGAATTGGCGAACATGGCTAAAGAGTTTGACATACCACTGGTGGTATTGTCTCAGTTAAGCCGCGCACCTGATGGCAGAATGGATCGTAGGCCCCATCTTTCTGACCTGCGGGAGAGTGGCAGCATTGAGCAAGACGCCGACCTCATTGTTTTTCTTTACCGCGACTCTTACTATGATCGTGAGGTCGAACCAGACGGTGCTGAAACTGAGGTGTTGATAGGTAAAGACCGAATGAGGGGGTTATCAGGTAAATTAAGCCTTTTCTGGGATGCTGAAGGGGAAAGGTATGTTAGCAATAAAAGACGCGCAAAAGATGCCCGTCCTACATTAGGCCTCTCTTGATTAAACTATCTAAGGCTGCCAATGCCCTAGAGCCGTCGCTTGATACACCCAATAAAGATTGTTTCAAATCTCTAATGAAGGCATATTCGTCATACTTGGCGTAAGGTTCTAATATCTCGAGTATCCGACTTATTCTAGAATTTAACATATAAGCATCAGTTCTCAAACTTTCCACATCATCCCGGATGGATTTAAGAGAACTGAAAGTTACTGAACGCTCAATAGCAGACAAAGCCTCCGCTTTGGCTATTTGTGGCACGTGTCTTGGCTTTCCTAAACCGCGTGTCATATCACTCATGTTATTCACCTCCCTAGTTTTTTAAGTATAGCGCCAACTATAAAGGTAGCCAAAGAACCAAATATAATAATAGGCGCAATGAAGCTATAAGGGCCTTGGCGTATTCCTGTCAGTCCAGCACTGCGCTCAGGCAAAGGATACGCTTCTGGATGAGCCCAGTATTCCTCTGGCGGAATGCTATAGTGTCGGCAAGCACGCTCTGCATCAGTTAGTGGAACACCTTTGCCGCGCTCTTCTCTAGCTTGTCCTCTCATTTTTATCCCCTAAATGAAGGAAATCCCGGTGGCATTTGTATTGGTCTAGTCATAGGTTGAGCTTTGGGAGTGCTTAATATCATACAGAGTGCTATAAAAACGCAAATACCCTGCTTTTTAGGCGTTGTTATCCCCGGTTTCATCACAGCTACCTCTGCCCATAAAGCGCACTTGCCCTGTATGCAAAGTTGTTGGCTGAATGGGCATAGTTTGATTTGTTCAACCTCTTGGTTCTCATTTCCCATTTGATACTACCTCCTTTTCGACTTCCTCGGCAGCCCGCTGAGCGGCTGCTGCCTTCATTTCTTCGAGTTTAGCTTCACTAATACCCTTAGCGGATAGTCTACGCTTAAACCATTCTCTGCCTATATCATTACGAGTAGTCTGAGTGCTGGCTGCTAATCTCTCCAAGTCAGCTATATTGTCTAAGCTCTCTAAGCTATGCCTAATGGAACGACTATCAGTAAGTACTTTATTAGCCAGTTCCTTTTCCCACTTCGATAAATCTGCTATCCGCTCGGGTCGGAGATCAACACGCTCCATTGCGTTAAGCTCATCCATACACATGTTCATGCGATCAATAACCTCGCTTGAATCTACGCCATCCTTTTTGGCAAATCTCATAGCCTCGTTTAATAATCCCGAGCACGTTCCGTAATGACCCATAGCGCAGGGGACACATGCAGTAGCAATATCGTCTGGTTTCTTCTCTGTTTTAACGGGCAATTCCCCACCGGGCACTTCAGAGTCAGCATTTTCTGAACCATAAATTCTTTCAAGTGCTTCTTCTGGAGTTTCGGCTTGTGGTTGAGGTTCTGTGTGGCGATGTGGGGGTTTAACCAATTGGGAGACCATTTTAATGCCTTCGTTAATGATAGTACCGCGGATATTAGACATAGGAGAATTAAATCACGTTGTTCCCCCTATGTCAAGTAATACTTAAAAACATATAAAAATTACGTTGTGGTTTACACATTACGTATAATTTTTACACTAGCTAACTATACACCCAGAAATACACTTGACTAAAAATGTTCGTTGTGTTTTAATCATAGAAATGGCAAAAACGAAAGATAAAGCATTTGCTCTTTTTGCATTGCATAAAGAGCCATCATCGCCTGAGGTTAAGGCACTAGGCATAAAGTCTGGCACAAGGTGGAACTATTATAACCAGTGGAAGAAGTTAGGTGAACCTAATCCTGATGTATCAGCAGCAGAGCTCGGGGTGGTTCCACAAAAAGCGACAAAAAGGGAGAAAAGAGTATCAGATAAAGTAACTTTACCAGGTGGCGCGGTTATTGGGTCATATAAGCCTGATGAAGCTATTGTGAAGCCAGTAGTACCAAGTGAAGGGGAAGCTACGGAACAACCTGAACCTGAAAGCGGTGAACCCAAAATACCAATAAACCTGGGTGGAGACCATGATCGTCCTTCTATTCTTGGAGAAGTTGTGGGTACTGGTATACCGGTTACTGTGGTTCTTTCTCTTAAAAGCCTATCCTTTTGGGAAATAGCCCATAGTATCGCACCAGGCCTTACGTTGGATAACTTTATTGATGATTGCGTTGAGGACTTTTTCAAGGGCAGAGGGAAGGATTTGGGATTAGTCGAAATAGGAGATGCAAGATGAGATGTTGCTGTCAGACTTTTGGGCCTAGCACCCGAAGGTTTACTACTGATGAAGCTAGGCTTATTGGTGGAGGGCTCGGAGTTGATTGGGGGGCTATAGACATTGAGCAATTCCGTGAGGGACTTGAAGTAGAAATGGAGCATGGGTGCCGTGACCCTAAGACGAATATTACTTGCGATGATGTTCTCCTAACCGGGATGATTGCGCTGGCTCACATAAAAGAGATTCCTGACTACTATACCAGGTTAAAGGAAATGGAAGAGAAAACAGGAGGGTAATATGGCTAAAAAAGAATATGGTTTGGTTATAGGACAGCGTGGATCAAGTTCAAGCGACCCTGTAACTGAAATATTAAGGAGGAGAATGGCTGAAACAGAGCAAAAAAAACAGAAACGGCAAGACGAGGTGGATGACTTGGAGCACAAAGCGAAGGTAGAGGAGTTGAAGGGGAAGGGGAAGGAACCAGCAACGATTACTTTCAAACCGGTGGAAATAGATGTGAACGAAGGTAAAAGGGCAGCAGAGGAACGTGCTCAAAGGGCTGAGGTAGAAGTAGCTACGGAGCGTGATAAACGTCTTGAGACTCAAGAGAAGTTAGAGCAGGAGCGCATGGCCAACTTAAGGTCTGATTTTACTAAGCAGCTTGACGACTTAAAAAAGCTCCTGGAAGGGGGTGTGGGGAGTAAGCAAAGTATCACGGAGAAGATAGCTGAAGTAAAAAGTAATGCAGAGGAATTGGGGTACGGACCCAAGCAGGCAGGAGGCATACCGCCAGAGGTTCAAATACAACTACAGCAAATGCAAACTGACCTTCAGATAAGATTGGCTAATATGGCTGATGAACGTAGCCGCCGTGATAAAGAGTGGGATTTAACATTAAAGAAATACGGCGATGATAAGGAATTGGAGCAACAGCGCTTGGCACAGGAAGCAAATGCCGATGCTGAGCGCACGAAACTCATGAAGGGTGGCTTGGATACACTAGGGCGTATAATGGGCAAGGCGATGGTTGAGCCCGGGTCGGTGCCAAGTGGGATTAGCAGTAGAGCAGTTAAGGATTATGCCCTTGAAGCTGAGGAGGGTGAGGCTGGTGGATTTAGTTGCCCTAACCCTGGCTGCGGCACGGAACTATATTTAGCCCCTGATACGAGTAGGGTTCAATGCGCCAAATGCGGCGCTATGTCCAATTTTACCCGAATACCAAAAGTTGAGGCCAAAAGTGAAGATACTCCAGCAATTTAAGCAGAAATCCGTTGCTGTTGGCGAAGCTGCTATTAGTGAGGTTGCACCAGTTATTTTCCGCGGTGTAATCGCTGGTTGGTTGGAAGGTAAAACAGCCGAAGATTTTTACAAATTCATTAAAGCCCACGTAGGCCAGAATTGGCTTATTGAGTTGGTTCCACCAAGGGCCCAAGGCAGAATCCATACTTTTGCGAAAGGTGGTGTAGATTGGCTAACTATAGAGTGGTTCCTACAAGCTATTATTGGAGAGCATCCCGATATTGCCAGCCTAATTGCCAGCTCACCTGAAGTAAAAGCTGAGTTGGAGAAGCAGCTAGAGAATATTCAGGCTTGACAAAAAGCACTTTCTGTTTTAATCTAAAGCAAGGGGCGAGCAACGCCCCTTTTGCATTATAGGAGGTGAATATGAGAGGCAAATGTAGTAGCTGTTCGGCGGTGGCTGAGGCAGAGCGGGTTGCAAGGAATTATCAAATAAGCCAGGGGGAGGGTGTCACAATTCCTACTTGGGCATTTTTCCTTCTTTTAGGCACAGGCATTGGCGTGGTGGTTGGCCCGGCGCTTATGGCCACCACAGCCACAGGGAGTGCAAGGCTTGCTGAGTTAAGCAGGCAGTATATCGAGAGGAAGTGATTAATGAAGCTGAATGTTACAATTACACCCGAAGATAAAAAAGATGACTCAGTGATCGTTTTCCCGGTAGAGATCCCCCAGAAGCACTTTGACATAGCCAAGCATTCTGTAAAGTTAGCCGTTGCTATTAAAAGCGCCATAGAAAATATAAGAGACGATCTCAAGGAGGAGTAATGCTGACGATACAAAGCAGCATTTCTTGTGATGACCAGCCTATAGATGGCGCGACAATTATGGGCGAAAGTCGCTTTTTAACAAGCTGGATTACGCCTGAGAGCCTTGAGATCCAGGAGAAATACAAAGAGCTAACCAAAAATATTTCAGGGCAAAGAGATAGAATCATTGCTGTCTGGCAATATGTCAAAAATATCCCCTACACTCCATTCGTTAGTGCCAAAGTAAATATCGGCGGTAGAGTGTTTAGCCAGAACGATGCTTGGCTTGATGCCGGCCAAACCTTGCAGGCAAGGAAACTTAACTGCATGAATAAGTCAATCCTTTTGATTTCATTATTGCGCCAGGAGCTTTCAGCCGATACTGCATTCATGTGTCTGAACAATGTCAAAACTAATGGCATCGGTGGTCACGCTGTGGGCTATCTCCGACTGGATGATGACTATATTTTGGAGACCACGAATCCCGGTATCAAAAGTCCGTTTTTAAAGGCAGAGGATATGGATATTTACGAGGCAGTTGTTTTCGTAAACGATAAGGAAACTAGGTATATCCCATCGACTCAACTTCGAGAACCCTTGGGCACGTGCTGCGTGAGGTGGTTAGAGGACTACATTAACGAAAAGCTTTGCACGGAGTATGTATAGTGGCTTGGGAACTTGTAGCAGAAGGCGCACCAGATACCTTTCAATCTACTGGGGCTATTGATGATTTACCTCATGGCACACGAATTAAACTCGAGGTGGACACGATATGGGGGTTGGCTTACTTAGCTAATATATGGGGTGCGGAGTGGGTGATTCAGAGATTCATTGAGGCGGATGTTACTATCACAGATGCCTATAGTGTTGGTCCAGACAGGGTGGTTGCCGAAGGCTATGTTAGTTCACCAGCGGCAGTGGCTACTATCATCTGGGTCGTGCTTGTGGTCCTAGGCATTGCAGGGATAGCATATATTGTTCATGAGTTAAGGCTTTGGGCACAGACTGGTGTTCCCCCTGATGTGACAAATATAGTAAAATGGGGTGCAATAGGGGTATTAAGCGTATTGGGAATAAAGCTTGCCACTAAGCTTTTAGGCAAACCAAGGAGGGCGATGACATGAGGGGTAAAATAAGTAGCCCGGGCATAACAGGTGCTTTTACGAGAGTTGATGTACCAGCAACACTCCCAGTTGGAAGTGAAATAAACGTAAAATTAGACGGCAACTTATATAATTACGATTTTAGCTGGTGGCGTGTGTGGACTGGCTGCTTTACAGCAGAGCGATCTGGTTATCAAGACTATGCTCAGTTCGGTGGCAATGGGGTGGAAATAGGCCCAGAGCGGGTAGCAACGCTTGGTCTTGGCCCAATGCCTGATAGCTCCGTAGATATTACAGTCAAACTATGGGGGAATCCTTACCCTTTGAATTGGGATTGGGGGGGTGGATATGGCTGGGTGTTAGCTGCTACGCGGGCAGTAACTATCGTTCCATCTGGTGTTCCACCAACTCCACCAACTGAGTGTGATACTCCTGGAGCGACTCAATGTTTTGGTGCCGATGGTGCCGATTTATATACCTGTATAGCTGGTGAATGGGTTTTAGCAGAGGCGAACTCCCCTGAGTGTGAAGCGCCGAAGGGTTTTGACTGGAGGTGGATTGCGCTTGGTGGCGGAGCCATAATTGCTGTTATAATACTTAAATCGAGGTGAGTTATGAGAGGCAAAGTGAATTTGTTAGCAGAACGGGCGAGTGGTACAGCGATAATAGCTGGGATACTTGATGAAGAAAGTTGGGATGCTATAGGAATTGCTGCTATTACGGGGGGGGAACTCAGGGACCCTAAGATTTTTGACTGGACTGCTGGACCGGTGGGGCAGGTATCTTATGACGAAGGGGATTTCCCGGTACCAATTACTTTAAATCATGAGGTTACCGCTGAAGTTATGAGCCTGAATAACAGCCCTGGCAGCGGGAATTGTAGATGCACGGTATGGTTTAAAGACCCAGATGGTTTAACAAAGGGGAGCCACACTGAGACATTTTCTTTAGACCCATATAGTGCAATTTACACCGCTACTACTCGTGTCTCTATCAACAAGAAGGGGACTTGGAAGCTTCATGCCCTGCTAGAGGCTATCTAATGACTACAATTTTAGATAGGAAAACTTGGGGCCTGGATAATATCTCTGCCAGTACCTCAGTGCTTGATGAGAAAATTTGGGATGCTATAGGCGTTGGCGAGATAACGCCTCCGGACGTTGACGGTCTAATAAAAGACCTGCGCTTCTGGAATGTTGACAAGTGGCAGACGGCCCCGCCAAGCGTTGCAGTAGGGGGCATAGTAGGGGTCAAGGCCACTGGCAGAAACACTGGGAAAAACCTAGACAGTATGACGATGAACGCCATTATTATCGACCCTGACGGCAAAACTATTGCAACCAAGACAGTTACTCAGGATTGGGTGGGGACAGGGGTAGAGATAGCAATAGAGTGTAGCGGCACTAAGGCCAAGGAGGGTAGCTACACAGCCTATGTGGAGCTGATAGGCAAGTATGCAGGTATGGCATACGTGCTTGATGAGTGGGAAAACACCATAGCGGTTATTAAAAAGGGATTCTCCTGGAAATATGTGGGGATTGGGTTAGGTGCGCTAGGTGCTATACTATTAGTGCCTAAAAAGAAGAAGAAATAAAATGACGGATGGTAATAAACTGGTTTTTGCACTTCTAGCACTAGGTGGTATCTTTGGCTTTATCTATTTCATCAGCAGGCCGAGTATAGAACCGGTAGCAAGGCAAAGAGTTTCACTAAGACCGGTTAGCCAAGCTAAAACGCAATACATTAACGAGGAGACATGGGAATGGATAGATTGGAAAGGGCGGGACAGGAGTATAACAGTCCATCGGAAATTAACTCAACTATAATTGAGCGGAATCCTCATTTAGCTAAAGTTACTCCTGAGGTGCTTCAAGTTATCTTGCTTGATGAACTAACTGGCAGGGTAGGTGAATATGTCGAGAAAGTAAGTTTTAAGGGTAAACTGGATGTGCGGCCACTTGCTGCGAATGAAACAACGCAAAATATTTCTTTTGTGGATGGCTGGCCTAACACTCCTTGGATAAGTGCTTTGCTAATTAACGATGGGCCAGACACAGCATATATTGGAATAAATAGAGCATCTGGTTGGATAAGACTGCTCCTAAATGAAACAAGGGCTCTTGACTATTCTAACGCTGACGAAAAAATAGAAACTATTTATTACAGATGCGACCCAGGTGAGAATGCTTCAGTAAGAGCGGAGGGCCAATACTAGCATGGCAGGCATTACAGGAACAGTGCCACCTCATATTAACCATTTTAACGATATTGGCGATGTCAATGTCCCCGCACCAGTTGACGGCTATTTTGTTTACTGGGATGCCGCTGCTGGAAGGTGGCAGTGCCAACATGTAGTTACCACTGTTGATCACCTTAATGATATTGGTGACGTTAATGTGCCTGCCCCGGCTGACCAGTATTTTCTTTATTGGGATAATGCTGCGGGCAGATGGCAATGCAGGGCTCTAATTGATGCTGATATACCAGCTACCATAGCCAGGGATGCTGAGGTTGTTTTTGATATAGCTACTCATACTGCTTTGCCTAATGCTCACCACGCTCAAGACCACGCAGCAAGCCACGAACCAGGTGGCGGTGATGCTATGGCGGTTGATGCTATAGCAGCCACAGGTAGTTTGAGAACGCTTGGCGTGGGGGCACAGCAAGCAATGCAGGGCAATGCTACACCTATTCCTGCTGCTCACGCTGCCAGCCATGAGAACGGAGGAGGCGATGAAGTATCAGTTTTAGGGCTATCTGGATTACTGGCCGATGGGCAGACTCCGCTTGCACACGCAGCAAGCCACGAACCAGGTGGCGGTGATGCTATGGCGGTTGATGCTATAGCAGCCACAGGTAGTTTGAGAACGCTTGGCGTGGGGGCACAGCAAGCAATGCAGGGCAATGCTACACCTACTCCTGCTGCTCACGCTGCCAGCCATGAGAACGGAGGAGGCGATGAAGTATCAGTTTTAGGGCTATCTGGATTACTGGCCGATGGGCAGACTCCGCTTGCACACGCAGCAAGCCACGAACCAGGTGGCGGTGATGCTATGGCGGTTGATGCTATAGCAGCCACAGGTAGTTTGAGAACGCTTGGCGTGGGGGCACAGCAAGCAATGCAGGGCAATGCTACACCTACTCCTGCTGCTCACGCTGCCAGCCATGAGAACGGAGGAGGCGATGAAGTATCAGTTTTAGGGCTATCTGGATTACTGGCCGATGGGCAGACTCCGCTTGCACACGCAGCAAGCCATAACTGGCTAGGAAGTGACCAGCTTGAATTTCAGAATGCCTTTATAATGAATTCCCGTATTTTTCATTGTGACTGGCAGGCAGCCGATTATTGGACTCAAGTGCCAGGCGGCACAGGCAGTATCAGCATTGACATCCTGAATACCTTGCTTGCCACAGGAGCTACCAGTGGAGGCTCTGCCAGATTATACACCACAGCTTTGGGCTGGTCTTTGGGTGATAGTGTCCTGCAATTTTTGGTTAGTCCCTGGAATGTCCCCTCGGCACAGACTGTCTGGCTAATCTTTAGACGTGGTGGAAGTACCGTTGGTGATGTTGTAGAGCATTGCGGCTTCAAGGTTATAAACGAAAGCATTTATGCCAGTGTTGGAAGCCAAGCTGGTGTGCAAACCATAGAGGACACAGGTGTTGATTGGGCCCGATATGATACGCTTAGTCTGGCTATTCGTGTTCCAGATGACGAATTAAGTGTTGAGTTTTACGTCAATGATGTTCTTACAAATACCATTACAACCAACCTCCCACGTTTCACTTATGGGCTACTCGTTCTTTACATCGAGAGTACTGACAATGTGACACAAACTCTCCGCTCATATTCAGTCGGCTATTATAAAAACCCTTAGCTGGATTAATCATGCGAAACTTTAAAGTTATTTTAGGATTGACACCCAAGGAGACCCACGCCTTCGTTATAGGCTTCTTTGATAAAAAGATACATTTAGAGGGATTGACAATTATTTGAAAGTTTAGTAGAGTTGTAAAGTCGAGAAGCAAGGAAAATTAAATTTAACTTGACAAATTTTTAATACCGTTTTAGACTTAGATATTAAGTAACGCTACTGGTCGAGGTAGCATAGAAAAAGGGGCGAGCACCTTTTAGCGATAAAAGGCATGAAAGGCTCGCCCCTTTCCTTTTATCCAGAAGGTGCTCACCTTAAAACAGGAGGTGTTACATGATTAGATTGGTAGAGGATGTAGGAGCTCCAGCCTTAGTATTTGCGGCTGATTGGGGGACAGACTACGCTGATAGCAAGTCCGCGGCAACTTCCTTTAAGCTGAACAGGCCCATGGGGATCGGTTTGGCGGCTTTGGGATATATCGTCGGGGGATGGCTTGGCTACGGTGGGACGTTTGTCAAGAACCTGGGTATCGCCTCTTTTGATTGGGGCGCCAATGCCATCAAGGGATATATCCAGGAAGCCGGTGGAGTAAGCCGCGCTGCACAGAGAGTTGCGGTGCATTCCAGAGCGGGGGTAAGAAGTTATCCCGCACAGCCACATGACAGAGAGGGAAACTGGCCTACGGCTGTGTAGTAGTGTCTCTAAATAAAATATAATTTTTGGAGGTAATATGTACAGAACAAGTTTTCTAGTTCCCTGGGAAGGGATGACCCCCACTGAGATTAGGTCTTATAAGCAGAGGGCAATTGATAGAGGTGTTGCGAGACTGGGGCCCGCTCCTGGGTTAAATATAGTAACAACCCCAGATGACCTTACGGTCAGGCTAATCAGGGCTTGGGCTGACCTTGCTGTTACCGGTAGTACAGTAAATGAGGATCAATGGGCTTGGACTCTGGCGGCAGGTCTTAATCCAGGCTTGGTTAACGTTGTGCTCCAGGCCAACCAGTTGGTCGTATTCTATGGGGTTGATGACTATGATGCCAACCCTGTAGCAACTCTCATGACTTTCGCAACTGCTGCGGCTGGAGGAGTAACCAAGATGATAGCTGACCTTCAAGACTGCCGGGGCTTCACCTATTGCGCCGGTATGTTCAGCGAGCCAGTCGTGTATGACCCACAGCAAAGAATCTATATAAGCGTAGAATCTGATGCTGCGCATGCCCCTGAGATGATCAAGCTTTTGGGCTACATGATTGAGCCTAGTGGTACAACTCTTAGCTGATGAGGTGTAATCGGGAGGGGTAAATAAAATACCCCTCCCAAAAAATAAAATAACCGCCCATAGAAAGGCGGATGGAGGTAAAAACTATGGGACTTAATACAGTAATCAAGAGAATCTCTCTTGACATAATGCAGGTGGCTATAAGGCCAGCGGAGATATATCTTCTCGCTGATTATAACCCAGGTAGCCTATTCACAATAGTAGGCGGACCAGTCTGGATAAAAGGTCTCTTCGCTCATGCTATCACAGCAGAAAATTCAGGAAACACAATAGCTATAGCAGTATGTGGTGTAAACATGCAGAATGCTGCCGTAGTTGCAGATAGTCTGGTAGGTGACATAATCATGTGGCCTCTTGGTGCTGCTGCTACGCAGGTTATAATCCCGAATCTGGCAGCGCAACCAATGCCAACGTTGGCATCGGAAATAATTGGGCAATCCGGAGGGCAAGTAGCAGGCATTGGTTCTGCTGGTGGTGATAATATTGCCCTGACTGTCGGTGGCAATTTAGTTTCACAGTTAGTATTCTATGTCGTCTACTATCGGTTGTCTCCTAACTCTGAGATAGTAGTCGCATAGGGATAAAATGATTAGCAGGAGGTGAATTATTATGGGAATGGGGAATGTAGTTAAAGCGATTTGGACGCTTCTTAACGGAACTACTAGCCCGAACGTTTCACTAATCTGGAACTTACTCAACGGGACTACCAACCCGGATGTTGTCGCCCTCTACAATAACCTGTATCAAAACCTAGAGGGAGCGAAGATGGGCCTAGGTAAAGGTCGAAAAGGCAACGTCTTCTTTGTGAATGGTGGAGCTGATGGAGTTACGACGGGTCTTGATACCAATAGTGGAAAAACTCCTGCCCTAGCATTTCTAACTATAGCCCATGCTATTGCTCTGTGTACGGTTAATGACAATGACGACTTCATCTACTGTTTCAATGTCTATAACCAAGACGCTTTCCCAATCACAATTACTGGAGACAGCATACATATCATAGGCTTGGCAGGCCCAGATGGCAGTTGGCCTCAAATGGATGCTAATGCAGACGCCGAGGCTGTATTCTATCTTCCCTCGGGTATTGAGAATTGCGAAATTGCTGGTTTCAGTCTTGGTGCTGGCGCCGCTCACGGTTGCATTGAGCTAGCCATAGGCAACAATATGACATGGATTCACAACTGCACCTTTGGACACGAGTGGGTAGGTGGTGGTCAAGATGGTGTTCGCTTAGTAACTGGTACCACAGATAATGTGTTAGTAGAGGATTGCTGGTTTTACGGTAATTGTGCACCAGGAGGTAAACTTACCCGGTCTGGGGTTATTTCCCTTGGTACTACTGCTACAAGACACTGTACCATCAGAAATAACTACTTCGTTAGATTGCCTGGGCCAGCCATACACATTCTAGGCAATACCGCTTGGGAAAACTCAATCATCCACAACATAATTGGTCGTGGTGCTGATGCGCAAGGTAATGCGATTACTCTTAATGCGAATTGCGAGGGTTGTCTTGTTTCTGGCAATGAAGCTGCCTTTGGCCCAACAGCAGAAGCAGGTCTAACAGCTCCATACTTAGACCAAGCTGGTGGAACCGCAAATGACTGGTGTTCCAATCAATCACAAGAGATAATGAAAATTCCTGCATAAAGGAGAGTGAGAAATGGGAGAAGAATACAGTTTCAAAGTCAAAAAATGCTATTGTGGAACTGTCTTAGCAGGACTGAAAGCAGAAGCAACAAGTTTCAGGTATGGAACTCAACCACAGGCTAAGTGTCCTAATTGTGGTAGGGACATGCTTCTTGATGCTCCTCCAGTTGAGCCGGCTGTGCCTGTACCTGCTGCGCCTGTAAAGAAGACCGCAAGTAAGAAATAGTGGATAAAGGCCGGGGCGAGGGCTTGATACTCGCCCAAACTAAATAATCTCCGCAGAGGAGAATAGATAGGAGGTTATATGGGTAACGAAGAGCGTTATTATTCAAGACCGGGACCTATTGCCCCACTCGCATTGGTCGATGAGTGGCTTGGCATCTGGTTGATGACCCAGTGGCAGTGCTATCGAGTGCTGCATTATGAACCTATACCCCGCTCACATCAGTTCGTCTTTGACTTTGGTGCTGTATTAGCGGGTGCTTGGAGTGGTAATACTTCCACAACCGCAGTTCTACGGCAGAGCCAAACACCGCCTGGAGCTATGCAATTAAGGTTCTACCCCCTCGATGATGTTGAGATTCTGTTCTACATCGGGAATGCCGATACCAGGTTTACGACCACTGTGGTGACAGCTCAAGCGGACATATTTACCATGCAGGTTGACCCATTCCTTCACAGCACTGAGGTTCTAGTTCTGACGTCTAGTTTCCCCTTCATAAACGTCTTTAACCCTATGGGATATAACCTGGCTCAGTCACGGGTGCAGTTCTTTGGCTACCGCTATGCTTTGGATGACGCGTCACATAGGACATTTCATACCGGGGCGGAAGCAAGGAAAGTATTAGGGCCGATCACCTTAGCGTCGAGCGGCGGATTTTAGTTAAGGGAGGTAATGATTAAATGGAAGAACCAACAAAAACGAGACATACTTCTGACCTTGTTCAAATAGCGGCTCCGGCGGCCAATACTCTGATTTACACTCTCAGCCAGGGCAGGACAGCTAAAATCAAGAAAATCATGCTCCTGAACAACACCGGGGCTAATGATACCGTTGTTTTTGGTGAGGTTATTGGTGGTGTGTGGACTCCGAGACTGCCTGCTGTCTATGTGCTTACTCCCTTTGATGAGCAGCTTGGTGAGTGGGAAATCCCGGAGTATGAGTTTGAGACGAATATCTGGGCCAGGTCTGCTAACGCCGGTGTCGGAACAACAATGGATGTGTCCATTGAGGTCGAGGAAATAGGCTGAGGAGGTAGTCTCTAATGTCTGAACCTTACGAGGAGTATTTAGACTACCTCAAGGCTAATGTTTCGGTGCTTGAGCGTCTCGGGGATTCCCTGAGCGGTGCTGACGAACGGTTGGACTATGCCGTCAAGGAATTGCTTACCATTCGCCCCACAATCGAAACACTAAACAGCTTAATTCAAGAGCTAAAGGAGGCGGGGTTTGTTATGCCATTAAAGACACAGCAAATAGTTTTTCAGCAAACGTTACTAGCTAACCAGGGAATAAGGCTTGAAGATCTAGTGCCACTGGATGGAGTTATAACATCAGTTACGATGCACTTTCCGCTCAACTGTAATGGCTTGGTCGACGTAGCTTTCGGGCATGGTTATAAGCAGATGTGCCCTATATCCGGCTTTATAGCCCTTAACGATGCCTGCCCTGTTTTTCCTACTCATGAGACGTGCAAACGAGAAGAGGCAATCTGGTGCATAATGGACAACCATGATGGTGGTTTTGCTCATACAATCGCCTGCATTGTGACTATCGAGGGGAGTTAGTATGAGTGCGATGTACACAGTTAAAACAAGGGGCGTAGGGCTTCCTGACTATGCCCAGGCTAAGCCTGTTGGATCTATGGCAGTTGGCCCAGTTTATACCTCTGCCGATGTTGCAGAATTAGCTGCTAGGCTTGGGAGCATTGACACCTTCGACAGGCGGGGGAATGTCATTTGGATGGATAACTTTGATGGTGGAATAGAAAAGTGGGGTTACTTTACAAATTTCCCAAGACCTAAGTGGTTACACATTGGGCATACGGGCGATGGTTTTTGCATGGAAGTTTCCAGGGATGCTGGGGTTGGTAATATGCAAGAAGTAGACCACACATTGCCTTATCCAGTGCTTTCAAAGATAGGGCTTGAGGTTTCGTGTAACTTTATATGGGGTATCTGGACAGTAGAATTGTTTATAGACTGTTACACAGGGACAAAATGGTATGGTGGGAGAGTTCGTTATGACTTTATATCTAAGATATTGTCTATCGCAGTAGATCCGTGGGATGCAAGACAAGAACTGCCTAGTTTGGGGGAATTGATTGCGCTCGGGGGGATCTCTATATTCCATAACATAAAACTTGTGTGTGATTTCGCTACGGGCAAGTACGAACGGTTGGTGATTGATGGCGTTAAGTATGACCTTACATCCTATTATTTATGGGAAGAAGATTCTGATGTTGTCCCACACCTTGCCGTAGAGTATTATATTGACAACGCCAGCGCCATAGGGCAATGCCAGAGCTATTTAGATAGTGTTATAGTAACGCAGAATGAGCCAGCTAATCCAATAGCCTAAAAAAGGAGAATAAAATGCCAGGAGTTTTTATCTGGGGGTGCGAGAATCCAGAAGACGGAAGAAACTGGATTCCAGTTAAAGTTGGGCCTGATGGAAGTCTTTTTGTTAGTGTGGCTGAAGTTGCACTTGATTCTGGAGTAGCTACTGCTGGAACAGCCAACACTCTTACTGATAATACCAAGGGCTGGCAGGTCGATATCTTTAAGGACGCCATAATTGAGATACTGGATATTTCTACTGGCATTTCATATACCAGAGAGATTGATTCTAATACTGCCGATACCCCAAATTTTGCTACCCATCCCTTACCAGCAGCAGTTGTTGCAGGTGATACTTATTCAATAAAGAGAGTAGTCAATTCGCTTAGTCCATTGGCTCGGGCTGAGGTGCATAATGTTGCGGTTGTGGGGGGTGCAAATATTCTAGGTGCTGCGTTAGCTCCGGTTAACACACCAGCATTGTTTAGACTCACGGCAGGATTTGATACTGCTGGCATACTTAGCATTATACTGATTCGAGGTGGAGTCCCTATGACCCAAAATTTCAATCATGGAGTTGTTTTGACAGCTAACTCGCTTTTTATGTTTGACGCAGTTTTGCATTCAGGCGACACGTGCAACTTTGTCTACTCAGTGAATGCACAGCTACAGACTTTTCGTTTGGATGAAATTGTAGCCGCTGTTTGGTAGGGGTAAATATGGGATTTCAAAAAGGATATACACCTTGGAATAAAGGACTCACAAAAGCTACAAGTGAGATTCTGGCAAATGGCGCCGCATATAAAAGCCAGTATGTGAGATTTGTTTTCCCTGATTTGATGCCATCTTTGAATTTAGCCTATCTTCTTGGGGTTATGAAAGGTGATGGCTGTATTAGTAGAAATATAAAGAGCCATAAGCATATTTTATTATTGACTGTTAAGGATAAGGAGTTGGCTGAAGAGTTTAATAAAGTCGTGAAAGGTATTGGGTTGCATCCGAACCTATGGCAAACTAGGAGAGGTTATTATCGAGTTGAGGCAAATTCTAAAATCTTTTACGAGTGGTATAGAGATTTATCACTTAGATCCCTTCAAGGCTTATTGCCAACAGAAAGTGAGAAGGCAGTATTTCTGAGAGGTTATTTTGATAGTGATGGGGGCTGTTATCCCCTACATGGAATTGTGGCAACAAGCACTAATAGTAAATTATTAAAGTTCATTCAGAACCTACTTTTATCTTTACAGATTTGGGCGAGTTTTGAGAAAAATCACCTTGGGGGAACAAGTTTAAGAGTTCATTCTGGTTCGTGTGTGAAATTTAGGGAATTGATTGGTTTCGTCATAAGGAGAAAACAAATGGCGTTAGAACAATATGTTGACCATAGGTTAGAAATTCTATCTAAAGGTTATCACCCACGTTATGCAAAACTATTTAGGTCATTTGCAGAGCTATCCGCAGCTACTCAATAAAGGAATATGAATGGGATTAGGACAGCAAGTAAAGTTCTTGGCCAGTCCTCCAAGGCTCTACACGGGAGCAGTGGTAGGCAACTGGCAATCGGGCCTAGCATCCAGCGGGCAACCAGGGGACGATTTTCTTCTAATAGGGGCTCCAGATACTATCTACTACCCTTTGGGTATATTCGGCATACCGATAATACTTATATGGATTGGGGATTTAACCCCGGGTGCGACAATAACTTATCGCACTTATCTCACAGCATTCGGGGCTTTGCGTTTTAATTATGATGATGACTATGTTGTTGGAGTTGATGAAGATATTATGGCCGTAGCTATTTGGACAGGACATGGACAAGCACGAATAGAGATAATGAGCGACGACCCTTTGGACAATGGAACATCTATACCTTATGAGTATTCGTTGAAAACATATTAAGGAGAAATGATATATGCCAGGCGAGAGTATTCCTCAAGGCTTATGGCTTCCGCCAAGAACAGCCACTCTAGTTGTAGCTGCTAGTAATTCCTCTGACCGAGGTAGAGCGCAGGCCGATTTTGTCTGCGATGGAGTCAACGACCACATAGAAATCCAAGCAGCCTTGGATGCCCTTCCTGCTACTGGCGGAGAAGTATTCCTGCTTGATGGAACATATAACATTGAGGCTTCTCTAGCCCTTGATAGTTACCAGACATTGAGGGGTTGTGGCAGGAATACTATTCTCACTACTACTACTGCTGACCTTGACATCATTACTGCCACAGGCGGCGATGGAAGTGAGAAGGTGGGGATACTTATTGCCGACCTTTGTGTTGATGGGCAGGCAGGTGGCGTTGCTGGGGGTGAAGGAATATACCTGACCTATGTTGATTACAGCAAAATCACCAATGCGTGGTTACTGAATAATGCCTATGGCATTGATCTTAAGAATAGTAGCAACAACACCGTTACTGGCAACACCTGCCAGGGGAATCTTATAGAAGGAATTTGGTTATATCATAGCAATAACAACACCATTACTGGCAATACCTGCCAGGGGAACAACTGCAATGGGATTTGTCTTTATAACAGCAATAACAACACCATTACTGGCAATACCTGCCAGGGGAACGGCGAGGACGGAATTTATCTTGAGTATAGCAACAGCAACAACACCATTACTGGCAATACCTGCCAGGGGAACGGCGAGGACGGAATTTATCTTGAGTATAGCAACAGCAACAACATCACTGGCAACACCTGCCAGGGGAATCTTGACGGGGGAATTTGGTTATATCATAGCAATAACAATACCATTACTGGCAATACCTGCCAGGGGAACGGCGAGGACGGAATTTATCTTGATAACAGCAACAGCAACAACATCACTGGCAACACCTGCATAGAGAACTCTCAAACTAATGATAATGCATACGCCAACATTTGGCTTGGAAGCTCTGATTATAACCTTATTGCCTCTAATCTTTGCCGAGCACCCACTATTGGCACTACTCTCACAACAGGTGAAGCAGCAGGTGCAACAGAAATTCATGTAACTGCTATTACTGGCTTTGAAGTCGGCATGGGCGTGGTGATAGATTTAGATGGTCTGGGTGGTGGTACAGAATACCACCATATAGTTGCAGTAGCTGCTGGCATAATAACAATTGATGCTGGGCTTACCAACATTCAAGCTGCTGGCGAGACAATAGATGTGCCAGAGGCACAGTATGGCATCAATATCTCTAATGATACCTGTGACAAAAACATCATCCAAGGTAATGACCTTCACGATTCAGGCAAGACAGCTAATTTTAACGATGCTGGCACCTGCACAATAGTCAAGAGCGATAACCGGGAAATTGAGATAACCCAGGTTAAGAATTATGCCTATGTAAAGAATACTAGCGGTGGTGATTTAGTTGCTGGAGATGTGGTTAGCTATAAGGCAGTGGCAGCGGGGAATGAGGTTACTACTCCTGCCGCAGGGGGTGAAGACCAAGTATTCGGTATGTTAGGAGAGGATATAGCCAATAATGCTATGGGGTATGTTCAGGTTAGTGGCAAAACTGTTTTATTGAAGGCTACTAATGCCGTCGGTGGCAATATAGGAATTGGAGATTTCTTATGTACTGAGATTGGCAACAGGGCAATGAAGGCTGGTGCTGGTGATATGGCTTTTGCTATAGCCTTAGAGGTTTGTGCTGCTGCTGATGTTACGATTGATGCACTGATTGTAAGTTCGTTAAAGGTATAATGAAAGTAGGAGACTGGAAATTGGAAGGTATAGCAGAAAGACTCCCAATGGAGAACTTCAGGAAGGGCGTTGCATCACCTGTGGCAGTCGTGCGCAGTGGAATTGCGGGTTACTTGTTCACCGCCGATGCAGAAATCCTCTATGTCCAATTTTGTGTTCCTAAAGGTTGGAATGGTAAGAGTGACCTTGAACTTATACTCCATTGTGTGCTTAATGCGGATGAGACTGCCAATGACCTAATAGACTGGGAGACATCAGTAATAAGTATTGCTGACCATGAGGATGTGGATGTTGCTGGAACTCAAACACCAGGGGCAAACCATGACATCGGAAATTTTAATGGTGCTGGCAGCTTCCATATGGTGCCAATAGTCCTAGATTATGACCATGCCACCTGCCCAATTAACCATGGGGATAACGTCTCCGTAACCTTGAGCAGAACAGCTAATGTTGGTACTGATGGCTATGTGGCTGGTGTGATAGTCATTGATATATGCCTGAAGTATAACATGTGAAGATATAATGAGTTTCAAACGATTAAAGGAACTGGTTGATGGCGAATATTGCTAATGTTAAAGGAGTGGCATAATGAGTCTTAGTGGTTTAGCGAAGTTGATTATCGGGGTTCTGTTTACTGTAGGTTTTATCGTTCTCTGCGCTATGAAGATAGTGCCGCCGGAGGCATATTGTGCCGTGGCAGCCGCTACGATAACTTTCATTGTAGAGGAATGGCGTAAGGAAAAGGAGATTGATAGACTGCTAGGGAGGAAAGAGTAATGGGTTGGACATGGGAACAAGTAAAGGCGAAGATAGAGCAAGACGCCGCGCTGGATAAGATCGAGCAGGCAGTTGAAGAAATGGAAGCAGCAAAGCTGAATTTAGAGATGATTCTGGAGGGCAAAACATGGCACAGATGATTTACTGCTACCACTGCCGTAGAATGGTTGCCTTTAAGCAGAAGGATAAAGGAATCTTCTGTAAAGAATGTGGTCGTGAGATCTATTCTGAAAAGAATGTCGGCGCACCGTATCCCGACTCAAAAAGTCCAGAACCAGTAGGGACAGGAACATGAGGGATAGGACATTATATCTATTTGCTTGGCCAAGCCAAGAGGACTTAGCCAGAGTATTAATACATATCCCGGTTGGGCTTTTAATAGGCTTCTCCTATTTTGCCCACTGGGCATTCCCTATCGTTCTTGGTTATCTGTTCTGGCAGTATGAAGAAAATGAGGACAGACATCTAAACGATGGTGCGTGGAAGGATATAAAGGGGGCAATTTGGGGTCTTGGAATTTTGTCTGTTACAGTAGCTATACTTAAACTGTTGGGGTTGTGCTAAAGTTAGGAGAGTAATATAATGATTATGGGATGCCTGCGGGAAAGTTCCAAACGGAACAGGGATTCGGCTTTTCCAATTGCCTCTACCGGGCAATTGGGTTTCACCGAGCAGTCCTCCCCGTGCCAAGCGACGCTGGTCCCGGCGGTAAATGGTGTTTCAGGCATCCTAAAATAAGGAGGTGAAGGCATGGTAAAGATAGATGCAACTAGAGAAGCAAAAAGGATAATCGAGGCGAAACACTATCCTAATGTTACGGGAACGGCAATAGGTTATAAAGTCATAAACGGGGAACGGACCAGGGATATTGGGGTGATAGTGTATGTTAAGCAGAAAGTGTCCGAGAAGCTATTGCGTCCCACTGACGTAATACCCAAAAAGATTGGCGATATTCCTATTGATGTTGTGCGGGCAGAGTTCAAAGCTCTTAATCTAGAGCCACCACTAATAGACTTTGAGGGTCCAGTGAAATCAGGATACTCTTGTGGCCATCCTGATATAACTGCGGGAAGCGTAGGTCCCTTTGCAAATAGAAATGGTAAAAAGTGTTTGGTGACCAACGCTCATGTGGGCGCAAACACTAACGATGGTGAGATAGGCGATCCACTGTATTACCCGGGTCCGTATGATGGAGGCAAGCCGGAGAATACTATAAGCCACCTAGTCGCCACTATCCCAATTCAGATGATAGACAGTCTTTGTCCTATAGCCAAAGCTGTTGTTGGGAGTTTTAATTTCCTTGCCAAACTTCTTAAAAGACGAAGCAGATTGCTGCCACCTATCCGGCAGATTACAAATCAGGTGGATTGTTGTGTTCATGAATTAGCTAGTGGGGTTGAGATAGACGAGAACGCTCCTAACATTGGTAAGCCTATAGGAATTTCAGAAGCAGTATTAGGAATGAAGGTTCGCAAAACCGGGAGGACTTCAGGATATACCGAAGGTGAAGTAACTGGCATTGAAGCTATGGTCCAGGTCTCTTATGGTGTGCAAGGGGTTGCTATATTTGAAGACCAAATCATCTCTGATATACCCTCCGCCGGTGGTGATTCAGGCTCAGCAGTATTTGAGAATAGCAAGCTGAGTAATCTAGTGGGTCTATTATTTGCAGGGGGAGAGGGAGTCACGGTAATGAACCGGATGCAAACTGTTTTTGATAAGCTCGAAATTTCGTTAAGGAGTAAATAAAGTGGTAAGAATACTAGCCATTGCCCTTGAAACTGTTGGTATATGTGCCATCATTGGGGGGCTTGTATTTGAGGCACAAGTACACGCACAAATAGGACTTATTGTTATAAGCGGCGGTGCAGCTCTCATTGCTATTGGAGCCTTACTCTATGCTAAAATCTACAAAAATTGGAGGAGGTAATGGCACTGAGCAAGAAAGAAAAGGTTGGAGTAGTGGGAGTAGGTATAGGAGTAGTAGCAACAGTAGTAGTAGTTGCTAGGGCTAAGGCAGCTCCTCTACCTAGCTTAGCTACTTTATTGGGTATAGTGTCTGATGCTGACACTGGAAAGCCGATAAGTGGCATCGAGGTAAGCCTGAATAGCTGGGTAAAAACTACTGGAGCAAATGGTAGATATGAATTCGCCAATATAGAACCTGGAACCTATGGCTTGGTTTTCACTGACCCACAAGGAATGTACGAGAGGCTGGAGATCTAATGATAACTCTAGAAGTTGGTATAAATAGGTTAGATGCTCAGCTAAGAATAATCACACCCGAACCGCCTTTCACTATTGAAGGAATATGCTTCAGTAAAATAGGAGGACCTTTCTGTCAAGACGAGTTGGTTAGAGGAACTTACTATCCAATCATAAAAGTCCGGTATGAAGAAAGAGAAGGGTGGCCTGTTAGAATCATATTAGATGACCTTGAACTCATTATAAAAGGTCCATCATCAAGGTCCGATGCCCATTTATTTGACTTTACGCCTGAACTTGATGCTGGCAAGACAACCGGTATAGGACCGCATACTCCGCCTAATGGCGTAGGCCATATCGCAAACATACTCGCAGCAAATGCTGGCATCTATACTTTTACTACAAAGTTGCATTATCAAGGAAAAGAAATTCTCTCGCATACAGAAGAAGTTATAGTGGGAGGAGCTGAAAGTGACTTCGGTTCATTCAGTGGCGTAGTACGATATTCAGATGGTTCACCGGCAAGCGATGTATCAGTCCTTACTTCAGGTTTATACACAGCGATATATGATAGGACAGATTCTGCGGGAGAATTCAGTATTCCTAGTATTTCAATTGGTAAACGTGCAGTAGATATTGGCCCGCCTGGAACCCAGACAACATTCGCTTGGTTTGAAACTTTCCAGGTAGATATTCAACTTGGTGATAACGTCTATGATTTTGATTTGGAGCATGCACATCGTTAGGAGGTGAATTATGTCAATAACATTAATCGCAGGTCAAACAACACTAAATGTAACAGTAACCCCAGTGTATGTTCCACCACAAACAGCAACTCTATATGGAGTAGTGACTGACGCTGATACTGGCCACCCAATCGAATCTGTGAAAGTAGAAGTTCGGGCACCAGCTTTTGGTGGCGACCTGATAATCAAATCTGGTTACACTGATGCAAGTGGTTACTATGAAATTACTGATATAGATTTAGAGGCTAATTATCTTCCTCCCAACGCTGTTTTATTCACGCATGACGAATATGAGTCAAAAACTGTACCAGTAGCATTTGAGCCTGGGGTAATAGAACTGAATACGACTTTGTCTCCGATAGTTCAAAAACAAACAGCAGTTTTACAAGGGCTAGTCACTGATGCTGATACAGGAAGTCCCATAGTCGGAGTACTGGTAGAAGTTCTAGGAACAGGACTATCCACATATACTATTTCAAAGATTTCAATGTTAGAAGGAAATTATAAAATAACTGATATTCCAGTTGGGACTTATACTATTAGGTTTAGCCATATAGATTATGAGACTTTGGAGGTGTAGCTGGACATGACTCATCTAACGAAGGTGCAAAAGGTTGTTGCGGGGGCAGGAATAGCAGGTTTGGTAACGGCTTTAGTTGTTAAAGCCGCGAAGGTCTGCACTCCAGGAGAAACTAAGTGTGTGGGGTTCGACCTCTATGAGTGCAGCCCTGAATGCAAATGGGTGCTGGTGGAGGCAAACTCCCCCGCCTGTGAAGTTAGGTATGGGGTCATCACTGGCAAGGTAACTGACGACCAAGGTATCGGATTGCAGTATGCCAATATCACTGCTGATGGTAATTCAGTCCAGGCTGATGCTGATGGTGAATACTATATTAGACTTCCTGTAGGAATATATACAGTTACATTCTCCAAGCCCCTTTATATCACTGAGACAAGGGAAGTGAAACTCACCCCTGAAAAAATTGTAACTCTTGATATTACTCTACAGGGCCAGCCTGAAGGTGAGCCAGCAGTTAGGTGGATGGGAATAGTCCCTGCAATAGCTGCTGTGGGGGAAACGGTCAAAATAAGCTGTGAATGTATTTGCTACACCCCGGGAACATATTCAATCGATTGCACTATTAATGGAACAGTAATGACGAAGAACTATACTTTTAGTGAAACAAAGGTCTGGGATGATAAGGTTTTCTTATTCATACCTACCGCAGTTGGCACATACAGTGTCACCATTTTAGGAGTTACTCAAACCCTTGAAGTTGTAGAGGAAGCCGTAGGGATCCTTGCCTGCCCTAAATGTGGTTCACCCGCAGGCACTGATGCTGAACTTGTTGAGCACATGATGAATTGTTTTACCTTCTGGGGCGACCCCTCCAGTGCTTGGAGCTACACCTTGTGTCCCTATTGTGGTGAAGAATTTGGTGAGTATGACTTGTGGGGTTGGATGCCTCAACATGAGGTAATTATCCGCAAACTAATTGGCCATATCAAAAGCAGTCACCCCTTGATTTGCCCATATTGTGGGGTGGATTTCACCTTTGCTGGTTGCGCTCCCGGGGCCGAATGTACTGAAGGCAGACCCAGACTGGAAGTGCTACAAGACCACATGAGGGATGTTCACGATATAGTCCCAATTCCTCCTGAAGTTACTGTTATTCCAGTATCCTCAGGTATCGTTCCTGAGACTGGGCAAATATTTGAAAGTATTGCAGATATGATATCTCCCACGGAAGGGGATAGGTTCGACATTGGAAAGATTATCAATATCATCAAAACATCAGGTATGAAATATGCGAGCAAATACCCTGGCGCTGCATTTGTAGAAGGTCCGATGTATGTAGCAAACTACGGATGTGAGGCTGACATCTGGAATTGTCCCACAGGTGGATTGCCATATTCTGGCTTCAAGGCAATAATCCCCGATCTGGATGGCAAGGATTGGGCTTGCACGGCTGAACGGTGGGATGGCACTAGCTTCATAAAAATAACTTCAGTGAGCGGGAACGGCAGCATGGTAAAGTTCAGGCTAAACGCTAAAGGCTATTATCACAACTTCAATACTAGGAGCGAGTACCAGACTGTTCACATTAAAATCGAGTATGATGACAAAGTGCTATTGATTTTGCATCCGCTATACACAATGTCTGGCAGTGGTTACAATCCAGCACACACAGGTGCAATTGTCCCAGGATGGGCCCTGAATTGGCTAAATGAAGAGCACCAAGAAACATTGGCTGACTTGCTAGAGATGAGAGACTTTCTAACCCAATATGCCGGTATAAATTTGTATGGTGAACAAGGAGAAAAACAAAATTATTATGCCAAAAGCTGGGGTTTGGGTACTGGTGGTAACTACACGGCAAGCCAAGTATATGCAGCATACAATAGCCGATTGGCTGAGGAAAACGAGCACTACAATAGCTGGGAGAACATTTATGAACAGCTAAAGGCTAAGTATGATGCTAACTGGGGGGATTAGTTAAACTCACTCTTACTACAGGATATTTTGGGTCATACCTGATATTTCTAGACCATATCCAATGCCAACGAGCGTGCTCCCATCTGCGTGGCTTATCTTCATATGGTAATCTATGACCCGAAGTGGTATAAAAATAAGTCTTTACCTTTAACAGGGATAATATCCAGCCAATCATTTTTACCCTTGATTGTCATGCTCAAAATACAGGCATGACTCGCAAGCCTCGGATAAAAAGTGGGCGGTTACCAAAACCCGCGGAAGACTCATGGAATAATCGGGATCTCCTTCGGAGCATCTCTTCGTCAGTGGGAGCCCCTTAGAGCAATAGACTCTGGGCCTGTCTTGGAAAATCTTAGTTTTGCAGTGTACACAGTTTCTAGTGCTTCTTTCTTCAAAGGGCCAAGTGCCTTCCCACTTCTTGTCCATTTTATATTAACCTTAACCACTTAAGAGTTTCGTATATTATTACTCTTATTAGTTCTCTGAATCCCTTAAAGCTCATTCTTAACCTCACTGGCCGGGGGCAGGAGAGGACCCTCGCAAATGAATAAACGAGCCAGGTGCTTGATCGATGAAGCACTTGGAAAACCTGCCCCCGATGATTTAGTCATTTTATATAAAAGGATCCAGTATAGCTTGGGCGTTCCTTACCCATTGTTCATCAAAATATCTTACTCCGCTATCAATAAGGGTGGGTTTTGGGAAAATACCTCTATCAATGCGAAGGTCTAGTTGAAAACGGCTAAGCCCTAGTCTTTTCCGCGCTTGTGGGGCGGTTAAATACTTTGATGCTAACTCTAACTTTGGTGTTGGCATATCCCAAGAGTAACACAAGACTGACAGTTTTGTCAAGGGGATTTTGTGCGCTTGACTTAGAGCGTAATAACAGACATAATTAAAAGGAATGAGACAGATAGAATATCGAGAATGCCTTAGACCTTACATTACTGGTTCAAAGACTAAGGAACAGAGACAATTAGATTTTTGTACTGGGGCCAAGGTCTGCTCGAGGGGAATATCAGTAGAGGAGGCCAAGAGGATTTGTAGTCTGCCTAAAGAGCCTAAGTTACCGGGGAGGAAGCATAATGGCAAAACTTGTGAAAAGGAAACCTTGGAGCTTACTAAGTGTATAATTGGCAGAATTGACATGAACCTGGCCAGTAATAATATCGAACTGGCAGTTAGGAATGCGATAATGGGGTGCCGATGTGGAAAAGACACGCAAAATAACTAGGGAAAGAAAACAGAGTGAATTAAACCCAATATACTGTAATGGGTGTGGAAGATTTTTGGCTTATGAGGCTATTGTAGAAGGAAAACTCCGTATTAAATGCCGGCATTGCAAAGGTTGGTCTACACTTGACATTTTAAAAGATAGTAAGTAGAATAGAATTTGAGTCAGGTCACACGGCCACTAAAAGCCCTTTTGTCAGGCTAATTCGGCTACAAGACCCCCAAAATAAAGGAGTTATACTAAAATGATTATAGGTGGTTTAGTGGGTTTCACTAACCCTAAAAGACGCCCAGCACCACACCGCCTCGAGCACATATTAACCAGGCAAAACTCTGGTTTCTATGTTGCCCGTCTACCGCGCCCATATCCAATGAATGCCCCTCAGCGCCGGGTGAGAGATGTTGCGAAGTCCTGTGGTATCCACAAGGGTATAAGCCGTGGTGCGTTAGTAAAATCTATGATAGACTGTGTTGGTCCCGCTATGCGGAAATAGACTGGGAGCATAAAGCCTGCGGGGGTAAGAGGGGTAGGGTTATAACAACCCTGCCCCTTTTTGGTAAAATGGCAAAACTTAAGATTTTCATTTCAGAACACTGCTTGCCCTGTCAGCAATTAAAAGAGATTGCTAAGAATGGTGGCTTTGGTGACGATGTGGAGGTCATTGATATAGAGACAGAGGAAGGCTTCCCTAAAATAGCCGAAATGGAGTTAGTAGAAATTCCAGTGGCTTACGAAGATGGCAAGAAATGTGCTATAAAATATTCTAACGATAATATTGAAATTAAGTGTCCTGCTGAGAATAAAATAATAGGCGAGACTGAGACTGAAGTTAGTCCAGAGGGGAAAGATGCCGAAGGTTCCGCACGAGCCAGTCAAGGGTGAACAAGCAGGTATGCTTGGAGTCCCCTGCAAAGTTCATACTCAAAAGCGACCCTATAAGGTAGGACAGATGGAGTTTGAAAGCTATGCCAAATATAAGACCACAATGTCTGACCGCTTTACCATCGACTGCTCTTATTGCGGTTTTCTCACCTCAGAGAAAACATTCAAGGAAGCCCTGGAGACCGCTGGGAGGCTTAAACTACGCCATCAGTCAAAGGGCGAGAAAATAGCCATTTTTGACCGACTGGCCCAGCGTGGTGCCTGCAACACCTGGGATGCGGAAGGGCACTGCATAGGCTACAAAGAGTGGAAGGAAAAAGAGGCGATGGATTGGAAAGCAGTAACCGAATTAAAGCAGATGTGCAGTCAAAGAGGTTTGCCAACCGACGGTAGAAAGGAAGATCTAATTAGAAGGCTCAAATGAAATTTGAAGGCATACCAATATTAAAACCTGCTCAAAGACCCTCTTTAGCCTTTATGAGGCAATATGTTCGTGTCACCTTTCTTGAAGAAGGGGTTACACAGTTTATTTCAATTGAGGGAAGGGCTGGAGGTTATCAGGCGTTAGTTACCAGTGATAAAGGGGTTAAAGTTCCTGTAGGTAATTTATCAGTAACGCCAGAGGACGCTAGGGGGAGTGCAACGAAAATACTTAGTGAAAACCTAGAACTATTTGAAAGGGGTTGGGCAAAGCAGAGACAAACTTTTAGAAAGGTTGCCGAGAGTATAAGGAAAAAGAAAACTATATGGGCACAAAAGCTCAAACCATATAATAGGGAAATACTCTACAGAATCGTAGCAGGTGGGGAAATTGATAAACTCATTACCGTAGCACCAGAAAATATACTGGAGGAGATCCCAGCCATAGAGAACGCAAAAGAAGATATTTATTGGTGGACTGTAGAGGAGCTCCGCGCAGAATGTGCAAGACAGGGTTTGCCAACCGAAGGACATAAAAAGCTACTAATTGAACTTTTGGCTCCGGGAAAAGGTATCAACCCTCCATACCCCACTAAAGCCGGCCAGGTTTGGGACCCGATAAGGCATATATGGGTAGAATAGAATGGATTGGCACACTATAGCAGGATCATCAGCGAAGACTATTCTTTCCGCATTAGATACACTTTCGCCAAAAGAGCAAGTTTTAGTTGATATGGATTTGCACCGTAGGTATATTGAAGCCTCAAAAAATAAAATGGCAATTGAATTTTTAAAGAAAGATACATTAGAAAAACAGAAAATACTTGATATTTTTGAAGGGAAAAATAAGAATCCGGAAGACATTAAAAATGCTATTGGTGTATTAACCCGAGACCAAAAAATACATCAATTTTGGGCAGCAAGAGGAGGAAGATTTGGTGGAAAAGAATGGAATAATAAATGGATTAGTATTTATGATAATTGGAAATCCCAGCTCACCGACTTCTACAACCAAGCAGTTAAAGGAATAATAATCCCTAAAGCCGCTCCTAGTATGCCCTTTTACTGGTATAGTATCCCCGAGCTGAAACAGATATGCCAGCAAAGAGGATTGTCTACTGAAGGCAGCAAAGAAGATTTAATAAGGCGGGTGAGAAGGTGAAACTTACAAAAAGGCTAATTGAGGAAGCTGAAAATGAAGCACAGCAAGAGTTACTTGAAATTATCAAGGAATGTAGAGAGCCTGAAGCAATCATAAAGGAAGCCAAAAGCGCTGTCCACTTCATGGAGCGCGAAATGGACTTACGGAGAGTTCCCTATGGTTATGAATTTGCCCCCAAAAAAAGTAGCAAGGGCAGGTCTTTAGGTGCTATAGGATATTTTATTGGTATCCCCACAGCAGTACTTTCCATTAAACGCAAAATTTATCTGAAGTTTATTGAGGACTTTCAGAAGGAAATAGAAGAGCGCCGTACTATTTATCTTTTGCCTAGAGGCGTAAGCCCCTATAATTGGAATATTACTGAACTCCGTGAGATGTGTCGCTCTGAAGGGTTGCCTGATAGTGGAGACAAGAATATACTCATACAAAGATTAAGGAAAGTAAAAAAGCAATAACTCTAACTCAGCCAATTTTTATCCGGCATCCAACCTTCCCATAAGGTTTTGTAGATTTTACACGTTTTAGACGCTTTACCATACTCTTCAGCAGTTTAATCATTCTAAACCTCTCTTGCCAATCTTGATCTTCCTACCAATGAGACGTTTACGCATACCCCACTGACCGTGAGAGATTTCGTCAAGTAAATTATCGTCAAGCCCACATAGGGCAAGCGTATCTAGCATATATTCCTTCCTATCTTCCTTCCACCTCTCCTTTAATGCCTTAATGTTGACTCGTAGAGTTAAAATCATTTTAGCCTTTTCACCTTCCTCAGCCTTTCTATCAATATACGCTTATCTCCATAATCAGGCAATCCTTCAGAGCGGCACATCTCCCGGAGCTCGGCAACATTCCAGACATAGGGACTTATACCTCTAGGTAAAAGATAAATAGGGCGGCGCTGTTCTAATTCCTTCTGAAAATCATTGATAAACTTCAAGTAGATTTCGCGTTTAATAGATAAAACTGCTGTAGGAATACCAATAAAATATCCTGTAGCACCTAAAGATTTGCCCTTGCTACTTTTTTTTGGGGCAAATTCATAACCGTAGGGTGCTCTCCGTAAGTCCATTTCCCGCTCCATAAAGTGGACAGTGCTTTTGGCTTCCTCTATGATTGCTTCGGGCTCTCTATATGCCTTGATAATTTCAAGTAACTCTTGCCGCGCTTCATCTTCAGCTTCCCCGACTTGCCTTTTTGTAGGTCTCATGTTTCCATTATAGTCAACATTGCAATGTTATTCAATACCAGATATAATATATTTTGTTCTATCCCTAAACTACGATGCCAACGTGACGGGCAGTACCAGGGGGGGGGTTGTAGTAATACAGCCCCCCCTTACTTACAGTATCTTCCCCATTAAGTGGCGATTAGTTCAAGCCGAACAACCTTAAAACTAAATCATCTTTGTTGCCTGTAGTCGGCAATCCTCTTTCATGGCATAGCGCTTGAAGCTCGCTAACATTGTGCCAGTAAGGATCTTCTAAACCTTGCGCTTTCATCTCTTCTCGTAATCTCTCTGGAGACAATTCAAGTTGCTTTGCTTTCTCTTCTATGCTACTGGAGTAGTCAACGCCAACGCCACTCCAGATTTCAGACAAATCCTGAGACCAAAAGCTAGGCAAGCCATTCTGCAATAATCCCTGCCAGCGTATTCTAGGGGCAACAATATAGGTATTTTTCAATACTTCGTCTTCAGACGGCATTTCATCGAACCGCTCTCCAGCTCGGGACATCATTCCCATAATGACATCAGCACTTTTCTTTGAAGCAAATTCCAGAAGGTAAGGCGGCCGCTTAAAAAGAAAGGCTCTAAAAAATGGTAGGTATGTCCCCTTGACTAATCGTGGGAAATGATAAGCCAGAATGAAGATCTGCTTGCGTTGTCTCGGCAAGCTCAAAAAGTTTATGACCGCCTCTTTGTCCTTGTTGCTATCCAGGGGTAACTGAATATCTGCTTCGTCAATAAAAACTATCGCGTTCTCGTTTGATGCTATTTCCATGATATCATCAAGGAACTTGAAATTATCAGGTAAGAGTGTCCGCTTGTTTTTAGGTAAACCTACAACCGAAGGAGTCAAACCATATTTCTCACTATACCTCTCCATAATGAAATATGCCAACGCAGATTTTCCTGTTCCAACATCACCGGTTAGTAAATATGACGCTTTCGGCTGGATCACTTTATCCCACTGATCTTCTTCTGCTTTATCTGGTGCTCCAAAGTTTTTTAAGAAATCATCTATTTCACTCATACCGCTACTGCCTCCTTTCCCATAATAATACACTGCTCAAACAAATTCTCGGCTTTCCTCATATTACCACCACTAGACTGAGCTATAAACTCTGCGTGCTTAGGGTCAAGCTCTATTTGCTCTGCCTGGGCTATTGAGCGTATTTTACCCTTTATATCCTCCAGCTTCAATTTCTTAAATGGGAATAGTTCACACCTGCTAGTCACTGTGTCAGGTATTTTGGTGATGTCAGTTGTGCAGAGTATTATGACTAGGTGTTGTGGCGGTTCTTCAAGCAACTTTAGCAATCCATTCCACGCCGGATCTGTTAGTTGGTGGCACTCATCTACGATATACACTTTTTTATTGCCGATAGGCGAAAAGAACGCCTTGTAAGCTAAGTCCTTTACATCGTCTATCCCCCTGTAGCGCGCTCCATCAATTTCAAGGACATCCCAAGATCGGCCCTGGCGGATGGCTTTGCAGGACTGGCACTCACCACAAGGTTCACCCGTGCCATCAAGGTTATAGCAATTCAAGCAAGATGCTAATACGCGAGCTGTCGTTGTTTTACCTGTGCCGGAAGCACCAAAGAATAGGTATGAGTGGTGAAAGGACTTAGCCTGTGCTTGTTTTTTAAGTATAGATGTTATGTGATCCTGCCCTAAAACCTGCTCAAAGGTCTGTGGTCTGTATTGATTATAAATTGCCATTTTTAACCTCCCTCTTGAACTCCATAACCTCAATGGTCTTTATTTTTTTGAGAGGTAAGGATGCAAAGTCATCCTCCTCAACTAGATCCTGGCTAACCTTCTTATTTCCACTAGACGGGTATAGCTTCGCTGGTATGGCAGCCATACCAAAATTAACACTGCCTTTCCAAATGCTTCTCATTGTCAAACTTCCTTTTTCAAGTCCCATAGGTAACAGTCTATCGTGTCCCAAGTGATACCTATTGAGCAATCTTGTTTGTTGTCCATTCTGTCAAGAATATCTCTGGCTTGATCCTGGCTGCACTTGATACCTTTTTCTTTAGCTCGCCCTAGCACATCATCCTCACACCAAATAGCGATAGCAACATGGTCATTAGGACTCATACCCTTAAATCTGTTTTTTGCCTCTGTTACTGTTGGCATAGTTTATCCTCCTTTATTCAGAATATTTATAATAGTCGCTAAGTTCAATATCATACTTGCGTAACAATCGGTAAAGATATCGGTCAAAGGACTCACCAGGTCGCCATTTATGATTTGCAAAGTCTCTTTCTACTAACTTAACTCGGTCTGGAATTGGTAACGCTACTATCGCCATTTTAACCCTCCATAAAAAGCTCGAGCTGCTTTGGTGCTTCCACCTCAACTTCTGTTATGGCTTGCCGCTTCTCTGCTCTCTTCCTCTCCTGCCTGTGCTTAATCCGCTGCTTGTATATCCAATCTTTCAGGTCCTGAAGGCGGTTTATATCATAATCGCTTAGAGTGTTTACCCTAATATCCTCTGGAAATTCAGTACCACGTCTGGACATCACCTTACCAGCAATATAGAGGTAAATCTGTGTCCAATGTTCCCCCATAGGAGCGGTTAAACTGGCAGTATAAAGATAGGCACAAGCCTCAGCGTCGCTAGCTGTCGGCTTTTCTCCCACCAACGCCGCTACATTACCGAATAACCGCTCCAGCGTTATCTCTCCTTTGATCCAGTCTGGTAAACTATCCCCCCAACCACCGGGCATCACGATTATTGCGTCAGTGAAAACACCCACAAGGTTATCCATTTGCCTGTCTAGGTTTACTATCGCCATTGTAATCCCCTCCATAATATAAAAAATGCCAAGCTCTGAGCCTCTTTCGGATCCAGCTCAATAGTCCCGTTTGGTATGTCCTCGAATATACTAACTCTTGTGATTTGGAATTGCTTACCATCATAATCAACCACTAGCCGACTATGATTGTTTGTGATTACCTTGCTTTCTAATTCAACCTTAACCTCTGCCATAATTTACCCCCTTTTATTCCGGGAATAGTATTGCCAGCCTCTTTCATTCCCCCTCTTCATCAATACGAGCTATCACTTCTAACATATCCTTCCTGCCATTCCCTGATAATATGGCCTGAATATCCATATTGCCATATTCCAAGTTATCCTGTGTTTGTTCCCAGGCTGCCTTCCCTCTTGGAGATTTAGCATCGCTAGCGATGCCAGCTCCGCCAATGTTTTTACCTTTGTATTGAACCTGATGTCCCCTAGAATTTGCTATTACATTAAAATCCTTTCTGTCCATCTTTCCCTCCTTAATCTTGCTATGCTTTACTGTGCCTCTTCAGTGCCTTTCGGCAGACGCCGGATTATGCCGGCGTTTCGGCTTTAGTCTCCGAAGTAAAATTGTCTTGCATAAGTCAATAAGGCTTTGTCCTCTTCATCAGTTGTATCCGCATATC